AAGCCGCGCGTCAAGAAAGAGCCGCTGCCGTGATTGAAGTCACGTACCGTATGACTATCCGTTACAATCGCATTCCGGATATCGCGGCGCGCTTTCCGGGCGCTGTGCGGGCGGTGGTGGCAAAGGCCGCGCTGGATATTGAGGCGGACGCGAAAGCGCTTTGCCCGGTGGATACCGGCGCGCTGCGCGGCAGCATCAAAGCGGAGATAGACGGGACGCGAGCAACCATCGAACCGCACAAGGATTACGCGGGTTACGTGGAATTCGGAACGTACAAGATGGCGCCGAGGGCGTACATGCGCCCGGCGGCTGATATCAACGAGCCGAAGTTCATAGCGGCAATGGAAGCACTGGCGGCGCACTTATGAGCAACGCAGCGAGCTGGATCTACACGACATTGACGACGGACGCAACGCTGAGCGCGCTGATTAGCACGCGGGTGTATCGGGACCAGGCGCCGGAAGCGGCGACCTTCCCGTTCGTCACGTTCACGCAGATCGACGCGGTGCCAGTGAAGAACGCGTTCGCGGATATTCTGATGGACGGTGAGCGCTGGCAAATCAGCGCGTACGATGATGGAAAAACGTATACGACAGTAAACAGCATCGCGGCAAGACTGCGTACCCTGCTGCATAAGACGCGCGGCAGTAACGTGGTGAGCAGCGTGCTGGAAGCGGAGTTCACGCGTTCGGAAACAGACGACGCGGGGAACATGTACAAGTCGGTTATTTTGGACTTTCGGGTCCATACACAGTAGGAGTGACTATGACCTTACCAGCAACAGTTTATCAAGGCATTCAAGTGGGTGTGGAGAGCACAGCTGGCACGCCAGTGGCGGCCAACAAGAAGCTGCTTTCCGTCACGATGAAGCCAAGCCCACAAACGGAAACGAGCCCATTCCGGGCAATGGGCAACAAATACGCGAGCTTTGTTTCGCTCAACAAAGAGTGGACGAGCATCAACATCGAGGGGCAGCCAACCTTCAACGAAATCGTGTATCTGCTTTCAGGCCTGATGCACTACGCAGCGCCGGCTCAGCAAGGGGCGACCACTGCTTACAAGTGGACGTTCGTTTCGAACACGAGCGCCGCAGATGTTGGCAAGACCTTCACCATTGAGCAGGGCGACGCGGACAGAGCCTGGCGCGTGGCCGGGGCAAGAGTGAGCGGGCTGACCTTTGACTTTGGGCGGAATGAAATCCGGGTGAGCGGCAACGGCGTGGGTGAACAGCTGGTAACGGGCATCACCCTGACCGCGGCTCCAACGGCGCTTTCACCGGTCCCGATCCTGCCGACCATGCTGAAATTCTACATGGAAGACACGCAGGCGGATTTGACTGGCGCGACCGCTTTGACCAACTCGTTCTCGATGCAGTGGAGCCTGACCGATAAATTTGGGCTGGCCTGGCCTGTTGGGCAGGACGCCGTGGCCGTGGAAGGCGAACCGAACGCGAGTGGAAAAATCGTGCTGGCAACCGATACCGCCGGGCTGGGGCTGATTGCCACGCTGCGGGCTGCATCTACCAAGTGGTTCAGAATCGAAGCCACAGGCGGACTGATTGCCACCCCGTACTACCAAAAACTTACGATCGACTTCCCGGCGCAGATTGAAGCGGTGGGCGACCCTTCGGACACGGACAACGTGTACACGATGGAATTTGGTTTGAAGCCGATTCACGACGCGACCTGGGGAAAATCAGTCAACATCGAAGTCATCACGAACCTGAGCGCGCTGTAGGAGCGGACATGCGGGTGAGCGAACTTACCAAAGAGACCAAGAAGCTGGAAGTGGTTTACAAGACCACTTCCGGCACATTCCCGGTGCTGGTGGAATACCGGACGCAGGCGGTGACGCTATCGTTCCTGAAGGAACTGGCGCAGGCGCAGGGCGCGGACAGGATCGTTTATCAGCTGACGCAGGTGGTGAAGAGCTGGGATCTGCTGGACGATGAGGACAAGATCATCCCGGTAAACGCTGAGGCGATCGAGGCAGCAGGAGTACCTGTATACCTGCTGAACTCCATCCTGGGCGCAATCGCGGACGACCGCCTGATCGGGGATGAAGCAAAAAACGGATAGCGGCGTACCTGTCCGCGCCGCAAGTGTACGACCCACCACCACAGGACGCGTTCGAAGCGTATGAGCTGTTTTTGGTGGCAAAGTGGGCAGGAGTGCCGGCCTGGGAGCTGGCGCAGGCGCAGGCGGTATTCTACGAAGGGTACAGGGACGCGATGTGGATTGAGAACCGGCTGAACGCAGAAGCAATGAGGAAACATGCCACGGGTCAGTGAGATTGTTGTAGCAATTGAAGCAGAAGGCGAAGAGCGGGTTTTGGCGGCTCTGAAGCAGGTGGACGGCGCGCAGATTAAGAGCGTGCAGAATACCAAGCAGCTGGGGGCACAGACCAAGCAAGCCACCGAACAAGCCAGCGAAGGCTGGGCAACGCTGGTTACTGGCGTGAACCAGGCTATGGGCGCGATGAAAAAAGTTGTCAAAATCGGCAAAGCGGTCTACGACTTTACCAAGCAGGGCGCGCAGCTGGAATTCCTGGCGGGGAAGTTTGAGCGACTGTCTCTGGCCGCGGGCACGACTTCGGAC